ACTAACCCTAGTTGCTGGGTTGTTTCTATAGTTAAAGGAGGTCATTTATGGCTACCAGCGCAACCCCTATGGGTGCTGAACCGACTGATACTCTTAGTGCAAGCGGCTCTTTCACAGGAAAAGTCAGGCACATGAAGATTGCCAGTGGTTACGGCACAGCGATTTTTTACGGCGATTTTGTTAAGCTAGTTGCTGCGGGAACGGTAGAGAAATCTGCTATTACAACGGCTGTCGTTGCAGGCACTGTTGGAATTTTTGTAGGATGTTCTTACACTGATCCCACTTCTAACCAGCTAACTTTTAATCAGCAATTCCCTGCTTCTACAGCAGCAGATGACATTATGGCATATGTTGTTGACGATCCTGATCTTGTTTTCAGGATGCAAGGTGATGGCTCTATCGCTCAGACAGGACTTGGAAACAATGTTTCACTAGTCAGTACTGCTGGCTCGACTTCAATAGGTCGAAGCAAAAACGCGGTAGATGCTTCTACGATTGCTACTACTAACAGCTTACCGATGCGTATTGTTGAGTTTGTTGATGGCCCATCCAGCTCAGTTGGTGACAGCTACACAGACGTATTAGTGACATATTTGCCACTAAGCCACGCATACGAAACCGCGCTAGGCGTATAAAGGAGATTAAAGAATGGCTATTTCTAGAGCGCAAATGCTTAAAGAACTCCTGCCGGGACTTAATGCCCTTTTTGGCTTGGAGTATGGAAAATACGAAGACGAGCATGAACTCATTTATGAGACTGAAAGCTCGGAGCGTAGTTTTGAAGAGGAAGTAAAGTTGAGCGGCTTTGGTGCTGCTCCTGTGAAAAACGAAGGTTCTGCAATCTCTTATGATTCGGCGCAAGAGTCTTTCACTGCACGATATAACCACGAAACTATTGCTATGGGATTCGCAATTACGGAAGAAGCGATGGAAGATAACTTGTATGACTCATTGTCTGCACGTTATACCAAGGCTCTTGCTCGTGCTATGGCGTATACCAAGCAAGTTAAGTCGGTTAATCCTCTTAACAACGGTTTCACCAATTCATTTCAGACTGGTGATGGGGTAAACCTATTCACTGCATCTGGTGACGGTGTTACTGGTGGTGACGGACACCCGCTAGTTAATGGCGGAAAAAACAGCAACCGTCCTTCTACAGCAGCAGACTTAAACGAAACGTCTTTAGAGAATGCAATTATTGATATTGCTGCCTTTACTGACGAGCGTGGTCTGTTAATTGCTGCTAGACCTCGACGTTTGATTGTCCCACCTGCTTTGATGTTTACAGCAACTAGATTGCTGGAATCTACTCAGCGTGTTGCTACAGCAGATAATGACATTAACGCAATCCAGAATATGGGAGCGATTCCTGAAGGATATGCGGTAAATCACTATTTGACTGACTCAAATGCATTCTACATCATTACGGATGTTCCTAATGGTCTGAAGCATTTCGAGCGTACCGCGCTTGAGACAAGCATGGACGGAGACTTTGATACTGGTAACGTGAGATACAAGGCAAGGGAGCGATACTCTTTTGGAGTAAGTGACCCACTTGGAATTTACGGATCACCCGGATCAAGCTAACGGATATGGGGGTGCTTTGCGCCCCCTTTCTTTCCTGACTAATCGTTTCACATGAAACATTAGACACTAGCCAAGACAGGAGAAATACATGGCTAATACTACTTTCACAGGTGCTGTACGATCTGAAAGCACCTTTAAAACTGTAAGCAAGAATTCAACTACTGGCGCTATTACTGAAGTCATTACTGTTGGTGACGGCCCTGTCAGCCTTTCTGACGGTGACGTAACCCTTACTAATGCAACTCATAGCGGCAGAATCTTACTTGTCCCTGATGGCGGCCAAGATAACACCTACACATTGCCAGCTCCTATCGCTGGGTCTGTGTTTAGGTTTGTTTACGCTGGCGCAGCCGCTGATGCTACTGACGCAATTATTGTTACCCCCGGAAACAGCAATTTTTATATTGGTGGTGTGACCTTATTGGATACAGATGGTGACTCAATCAGCAGTGTTTTTTCTAATGGAAGCTCAAACAGCAGCATTCAATTGAATGTGCCTGCGGGATTTGATGTCACTATAGTTGGTTTAAATACTACCAATTATCAAATCTTTGGAAATGTTACGAGTACCACTGCTCCTGCATTTGCTGATCAATAATAGGAGTCAATTATGGCTGATGCGGTAGCGACTCAAACGATACAGGATGGCGCTAAAACCGCCATCTTTCGTTTTACAAATGTAAGTGATGGAACTGGCGAGTCTGCTGTTACCAAAATAGATGTATCTTCTTTGTCTAATGATCCAATGACAAACAAGGCTTGCTCTTCTGTTGTTATTGAAAAGATTTATTACCAAACCATTGGTATGGGGGTAAAGATATTTTTTGATGCATCAACAGATGTCTTGGCGTGGCAGTTGGCTGCGGATTGGTCAGATACATTAGACTTTTCAGACTTTGGCATCCCAGATACAAAAGCTTCTGGCACAACGGGTGACATTCAGTTCACGACTGTTGGTCATTCTAGCGGTGATGTATATGTAATCGTCATGCAAGTGAGGAAGCGATATGACTAAACTTGAAATGTTTGTTAACGGTAACTTTGCTGATGGCGAAGAGGTTTACCAAATTGGAACAAAAAACAAAGACGGCAGCGGTCAAACTGCTGATGGCAAGTATGACATTGTTGTTTTTGATCCAATGCGTAAAGCTGAGGCAGAAGCTAAGTTAAAGGAGCTTTCAAAGGATGCTGACAAGCCTGCAAAGAAAAAAGCGGAAACGAAGGCGACTAAGAAAAGCGCGGAGGATTCTAAACCTGCGCCTAGAAAAAGAAAAGCTCCAGCAAAAGCTAAAGGTTAATGGCTAGAAACTACAAAGAAGAGTACAAGCACTTTCACTCTAAGCCAGATCAAAAGAAGCGTCGAGCAGGCAGAAATGCGGCTAGGCGCAAGCTTTTGAAGTCTGGCGCTGTAAAAAAGGGTGATGGCAAAGATGTCCATCATAAAGACGGCAATGCTCTTAACAATAAAAAGAAAAATCTTAAAGTGGTTTCAAAAAAGAAAAATAGAGGTTCGTTAAGAGTTAAATGACAATCTCTAGAGCGCAGCAAAAAAAGCAAATTTCTAGCTCTCCAGCTAAACGAAAAGTTAAAAAGGTTATGGGCGAGTACAAAAAAGGAAAGCTTAAATCTAGTTCTGGCAAAAAAGTGACAAACAAAAAGCAAGCTATTGCTATTGCTTTGTCTGAGTCCAGAAAAAAGAAAAGGAAAAAGTAATATGCCAGATAAAATATTATCAGCTATTAGTCCAGCCTATGGTATTGCCACAGGCTCAGGGCCATACAGAGATCTTCTTGGCGTTGTTGGTAGAGGGATTTACGACAGGGCTAGAGATAAAAGAGAAAGGGAAAAAGAGGCAAAAGCAAAAGCAGCAGAAATGGATAGGGTTGCTGGTCGGGTCGGCGCTTCTTCTTACAACACAACAGTTCAGAAAAAGATGATGGGCGGTGGCAGAACAAAGTCTATCGATGGTTGTGCTGTTAAAGGCAAGACAAAGCCCCCGGTATTTTAAATGGCTACTAGCGGCACATATGCTTTTAATTTAGATCTTGGCGATGCCATAGAAGAGGCTTTTGAACGGGCTGGTCTTCAGCTTCGCGGAGGTTATGACTACAGGACTGCAAGAAGAAGTATTAACCTGTTAATGCTTGAATGGCAAAATAGAGGGTTAAATCTTTGGACGGTTCAAGAAGCTACTCAAGCTCTTACTGCTGGCACTAGCAGATACACTTTATCTGGTGATGTGCTTGATATTGTAGAGGCATTTATAAGAACTGATGCCGCTGATGTAAATAATCAGTTTGACCAGACATTAAATAGAATGTCTATAAGTCAGTATGCACACCTTTCAAACAAGCTTACCCAGAGTAAGCCTCTTCAGTATTATGTTGAAAAAGATCCTTCTGCTATTTCTGTAAATCTTTGGCCTTCTCCAGATGATCAAAAGACTTATACGTTGGTTTACTACTATATGCAGCGGGTAGAAGACGCTGGCTCTCCAGCTTCTAACAACATGGATATACCCTCAAGATTTCTTCCCTGCTTGGTTGCTGGTTTGGCTTACAAACTAAGCATTAAGTATGGGCCAGACACTAATAGAAGCACATTTTTAAAGGCTGATTACGAAGAGCAATGGACTGAAGCTGCTGATGCAGATAGAGGAAAAGCTTCTTTGTACATATCACCCGGAGGCTATGCAACGATATGACAAGTTTTGCTGCTGGTAAATATGCCTTTGGTTATTGTGATCGCACAGGTTTTAGGTATGCCAAAAAAGACTTAGTGCCTCAAATAGAAAATCAAAGGCCCACAGGATTGTTGGTTGGCAAGGATGTTCTTGATGAAGATCAGCCTCAGTTACAACTTGGCAAGATTAGAATGGATGACCCTCAAGCTTTGAGGAACCCCAGACCGGATCAGTCTTTAGATGAGAGTCGAAAGTTTTTTGCTTTTGATCCAGTTGGAGGGGGCGT